CCGAGGCCTGCGGGCTGGACGCCTCGAAGCTCTACCTGATGCAGCGCAACGACGGGAAGTTTGACATTGAGCACTGGCGCGCGGTCAACGCGGGTCTGGACAAGCTCGGATACGGAGGGATGAAATGACAAGAAAACGGATGATCAAGCTGTTGATGAGCGTCGGCTGCGACCGAAATAATGCGGCACGGGCAGCCGCACTGGCCGACGGCAGTTTATCGCACGCGGTGCTGTATTACGACCTGTGCGAGGAATTTGCCCGAGTGCTCTGCGAGCTGCGCAGGCAGTCCATTATTGAGGGCGACATGACCGGCGCGGTCGCCGGTATGGTCGGGAGCGTGTATGACTGAGCGGTTCTACTGCGTGCGCCAGCGCGCGGGGAATCTTGTCAAGGAGTACCGCGGGACGATGCCGCCGCGCTATGCGCCCTCCGACACCGACGAGGACCGGCGCGCCAAGGCCGACCTCAAGGCGCAGCGGCGCACGGTGCTCAACCGCGACTCCACCGACCGGCTCGAGCTGATGATCGCGCTCATGGGCAAGTACGCCACGCACTACATTCTGGAGTTCGACGACGAGCATCTGCCGGAGCGCTTTGCCGACGTGCGCAAGGCGCTGCGGGCCTTCCTGCGGCGCGTGGAGCGCTATCGAGGCAAGGGCGGCCTTGACTACATCCCGGCCATCGAGGGCCTGCACGGTGCGCACAGGTATCACATCCACCTCGTCGCGGACTACCGGCAGCTCTCGCCGGCGGAGGTGCGGTTCCTGTGGCAGTGCGGCGAGGTGACGGACTGGCCAGTATTTAAGCGGCAAGGCAAGGCGCTCGGCTACCGCTACCTCGCGCGCTATCTCACCAAGGAGCGCAGCGACGGAATCATCATCCCGGTTGGGCGGCATCCGTGGAGCTGCTCGCGCAGTCTGCGCGCGAAGCTGCCGCCGCCGGAGGTGTGGCTCGACGAGATCGATGCGATCACGATACCGTTCGACGCGATGCTCCCACGGGTGCGAACCGGCGGCAGTCAATTTGGCAGCTACCGGGTGGCGAGCTGGATCGAGGCGTAAGGAATCGCGTGCGCGCGTGCGCGCGACATTACTTGTAACCTATTGGCTTTTTAGTGACAGAATGAAAGGATGGCGATGAACGACTTGAAAACGATCGCGAAAGGTGCTAAACTTAGCATCAAGGACGGACACATCGTGTGTCCCGTCTGCCGGATGAAAACCAGGCAGATCATCCGGCCGGAGACCGAGGCGAAAAACCTGCAGGTGTTCTGCGCGCAGTGTAAGTCGCAGATGCTCGTGAATATCAAAACTGGCCAGTGCTCTTTTGTTAGCCCGTGCTGATCGAGTCCAGACGTTGGACGTGATCGGTGCGGGTGTTTTCTTTTGCTCATGTTTGATTATTCACGAAAGAACAAGCGCTGGCGGCGGCTGCGCGCGCTGGCGCTCCGGCGGGACGGATATCGGTGCCGGGAAGCGGCCCAGTACGGTCGGCGCGAGGCGGCGCAGGTGGTGCATCACATCTGGCCTGCCGAGGATTACCCGGAGTATGCGTACTGTCTCTGGAACCTCGTGAGCCTGTCGAGCGCAGCGCACGATGCGATGCACGATCGCGCGACCAGAAAGCTCACGGCGCTCGGTGAGCGCTGGCGAAATAGAGTCCCCCCACCTCCTGGCGGGTGACGGTGGAGTCTCTGCAGCTGGGCGGAGGACTCCGCGCACACGCAGCGGAAAATTTTTCCGGAGAAAAATGTCGGGAAAAACGCTGGGGTGCGCCCAAAAAACTGCGCGATGGAGACTGCCGGAGCGGCGCGTGATAAGAGCCTGCGCGTATGCGCCCGATAGTTTGTTTCGCGCGGGCCGCGGACGCGAACCGCGCACGGACCGTGCGGATGCGTTGACGCCAGCCTTCCCCACGATTTGTCCCAGATGCTCCGGTGCAGCCCCCGGCTCTTGAGCCGGATAGTCTTCACGCTTCTGTCCCCTGCCCCTCGGCACCTCCGAGGGTCGGGGGCTGCACCGGAACGGCGGACGCTGCGTTTTCGCAGCGGAATGTGGAATATGCTGCACGGATGCAGCGAGAAGCTCCTGCGTGTTCTCCGCTCTTTGACGGGCGGCATGATGTTATTCTCCTACCCCCGCGGCCCTCGAATCGCGAGGGGCGGGGAATGCGCAGGAGCGCCGCCGGTGGCGGAGAAAGCGACTAAGCATTCGAGGCAGCGGCGCTGTCGCCGCAAGCGGAAACGCCGCGGGGACGGCCTGCCGCGACGGTGGGCCAGATGCGCAGGAGCTTAATGGCCATCATGCCCGAATCGGGCACGGAAGAAATGGGGTGAGACAGTGGACGGGAACCGGAAAAAGGTCGGCGGGTGTACGCTCGGAAGCTACGCGCTGGACGTGAAGTGTGAGGACTGCTCGCGCTGTGGATGGAACCCTGCGGTTGACGCGGAGCGCAAGCGGAACATCCGGCGCGGAGTGATCCGCGAAAAGGAACGTGTGCGCCTGACGGCGGCGCGAAAGACCGCCGTGCCGGATCGTGCAGGCTGGTACAACGCAAAGCGCGCACTGCCCGATCCAGGCGAGCGCGTGATCGTGACCGACGGCGTATTCGTCGGTGAGGCCTATCTCAGCAAGGGCGGCATTTGGCTGCGCTACGGCATGGAGATGGTCGACCGACGGACCGGCATCTTCCCGCCCGTGGCGTGGATGCCGCTGCCGGTGTTCTTGAAGCCATAACGGAGGACACGACATGACCAAGGAACAGATCTATGCCGAGCAGATGCGTGACCTCGGCATCTATGACAAGGCCTTTGAGCCGGAGATCCATACGCTCGCCATCCTGGAGCGGGAGCACCAGCGGACGATGAAGGAATGGAAGGCCACGGCAGAGGACGGCAGAGCCCCCAGCGCTGCCGACAAGCTCTACACCGTGATCCAGCAGCAGCGCCGAGACATTCTTGCGCACCGTGAGGCACTGGGACTTACGCCGAAGGCCTTCAAGCGGCTGCGCCCAATGGACAGCGGCGCTGCGGCGGACAGCGAGCCGGTAGGCGGTGCGAACCGGCAGTTGGCGGGATTGCTGGACCGGCTCATGGAGGGCGCGCATGGCGACGCATGAGTGCATCGTAAACGAGTGGGCAGAGCAGACTGAGGCAAACGAGCGCGCCTGTGAGGATCTTCGGGCGGCGTCGCGGCGCTACCTCGACGACCGCCGAAGCGGCAAGTGGGAGTTTCGCACACAGCTTGCCGAGTTCGTGATCAACGGCATCGAGACACTGTTCTGCCACCAGCAGGGCGAGAGCCTGGACGGCCGGCCGCTGCGCGGCACGCCCTTCCTCCTGCAGCCCTGGCAGCTCTTTGACATTTACAACGTGTGCGGCTTCTTCCTGCCAGGGACGGAGCTGCGGCGTTACCAGGAGCAGTTTTCCATGCTGGCGCGGAAGAACGGCAAGACGCCGTTTACGACGGCGAAGATCTGGATGCTCGGCGTCGCTTACAGCCGAAGCTATTCGAAGATCAAGACCGTGGCCGGCAGCGCGAAGCAGAACATGGAGGGCTTCGGCTTCCTCGGCTACAACCTGCACCGGCTCGGCCTTACCGTGCGCGAGGACGCGGTGCATGGGCTGCGCGTCCTGGACAGCTCGCTCGGGCACAGCTACTCCGGCGCAATCTGGGACGGGCAGATCAGCTTTGACGCGCTTGCCTATAAGCCAGATATCTTTGATGCCTTCAACGCAAACCTCGTCCATCTCGACGAGCTGGAGCTCTACCGGAACGCTGTGCCCTATGGCCGCTTGAAGGACGCGACGAAGGCGTATTCGAATAAGCTCATCGCCGCGACCACAACCGCAGGTGACGACGGCACCGGTTTCTGCGCACAGCGGCTGGAATACTGCTCCAAGATCGTGCGCGGACAGATCACCGGTGAGGACGCCGACCGCATCTTCGTGCTCATTGCTCGCGCCGATCCGGACAAGGACACGGGCGAGGTCGACTATCTCAGCCCACTCGCGCAGGAGCAGGCAAACCCGAGCTGGGGCGTGACCATCCGCCCGAGCGATATGATGGCAAGCGCCCTGCAGGCACAGAACGACCCGCAGATGCGAAAGGAATTTCTTACGCGCTCGCTCAACGTGTTTGTGTCGAGCTTCAAGGCGTGCTTCGACGTAGCGGATTTCCGGCGCTCGGACGCACACTATCACTGGACGCAGCAAGAACTTGCGCGGCTTGTAACGGCGTGGTACGGCGGCGCGGACCTTTCCAAGCTGCACGATCTGACGGCTGCCGCCATCGTGGGAGAGATCCCCGCGTCTAAGGCGGCAAGCGAGGGCTGGACGCCGAGTGAGGATGTGCTGGTCATCGTGCCGCACGCCTGGTTCCCGCGCACGGCGGCGGCGGAAAAGGCAGATGTGGATAACATCCCGCTCTTCGGCTGGCAGGACGACGGCTGGCTTGATATGCCGAACGAGAGCAGCATGGACCCGACCGAGCCGGTGAAGCAATTCAAGAAATGGCAGAGCGAGGGCTTCCGTATTCGGAAGGTCGGCCATGACCGGAAATTTGCGCGGCCCTACTACACGGCGATGAAAAAGGCGGGCTTCACGGTGGTGGACCAGCCGCAGCTCTATCTCGCGAAAAGCGAGGGCTTCCGCTACATCGAGCACAAGATGAAAATCGGCTGCCTGTATTACTGCGGCGCGGAACCGTTTGAATACTGCGTCGGAAATATTAGGGCTTGCGAAAAAGTCGATGATGCGGTACAATATGAGAAGATCAACGACACCTCCCGCATCGACGTGTTCGACGCGGCGGTGTTTGGGACGATCCGGATGCTCATCGACACTGAAAAGCGCGCGAATGCGTCGCGCTGGTTTGAGAGCGGCAAACCGAATACCTGACCTGTGGCCATGATGCCCCGTGTCCTTCACTGTAAGGACACGGGGCTTTTCTATTTTTCCGCAAAGGAGCTGATGATGATTTTTGAGAATTTGACGAAGCGCTTCAAGAAACGGTCGGCCTCGATGGTCGGCCTGACGCTCTCCTCGCCCGGTGTGATCTGTCCAAGCGGCTATACCCGCCTTTCGGACGCGCCGGAGGTCGCCGCAGCGGTCTGGCGCATCAGCGACATGATCGCCTCCATGACCATCCACCTGATGGAGAACGCGAAGAACGGCGACGTGCGCGTAAAGGACGAGCTGGCGCGGAAGGTGGACGTCGCGCCGTGGAGCCTCGGTACGCGCCAGACACTCATCGGCTGGATCGTGAGCACGCTTCTCACCGAGGGCAATGCCTTCGTGCTGCCGGTGACGCGGGACGGCCTGCTCACCGATCTGTGGCCGATGCCGACGGCTTACGCCCAGCGCCGCCCGGACGGCAGCCCCTACGAGATCGTGTGGCAGAGCATGGCCTTCGAGCCGGGCGAGGTGCTTCACTTCCGCCTGCGCCCCGATGCGCGCTATCCCTGGCAGGGCGTGGGGACGCGCGTGCAGCTCGGCGACATTGTGGACAGCATTGCACAGACGGCGGCGACGAAGAAGGCGTACATGAGAAGCGAGTACAAGCCGCCGTTGGTGATCGCCGTTAATTCGGACAGCGATTTGAGCGATCCGGATAAGCGCGATGCGTTCACGCAGAGCTTCCTCACGCGGAAGGACCCGAGCGCTCCGCTCATCATCCCTGCGGATCTGATGAACGTGGTACAGGCAAAGCCGCTGAGCCTGACCGACCTTGCCGTCCGCGACGGCGTGGAGCTGGACAAGCGGAACGTCGCCGCCATCTTCGGCGTGCCTGGCTTCATGGTGGGCGTGGGCGATTACGACAAGGACGAGTACAACACCTTCGTCTCCTCCGTCCTGCTGCCGCTGGCGCAGGTCATTGAGCAGGAACTGACGAAGAAGCTGCTGGTGAGCAGCAAGCGCTATTTCAAGTTCAACGCCCGCTCGCTCTACGCCTACGACCTCAAGGAACTCAGCGAGATCGGCAGCGATCTCTATATCCGCGGGCTGATGACCGGCAACGAGGTGCGCAACTGGATGTCGCTGCCGCCGAAGGACGGGCTTGACGTGCTGGTGATCCTCGAAAACTTTATTCCTGCCGACCGCATCGGCGACCAGAAAAAACTGAAGGAGGGCAAGAAGAATGCCGAAGAATGATATCGACAGCACCGCGCGCTCGCTGCGGCAGGTGCGCAGCATCGGCGCGCAGTTCCAGACACGCGCGGCAAAGGACGGCGAGGGGCCCGTGATCGAGGGCTACTTCTCCGTATTCAACTCGGACTATCCCCTATGGCCCGGCGCGACGGAACAGGTCGCCCCCGGCGCGTTCGCGAAGTCTCTCGCAGGCGACTACGGGGAGTGCGACGTGCGCGCGCTCGCCAACCACGACACCACGCTGGTGCTCGGACGCACCACGGCCGGCACGCTCACGCTGCGCGAGGACGCGCACGGCCTTTACGGAACGATCCAAATCAACGAGCAGGACACCGACGCCATGAACCTCTACGCCCGCGTCCAGCGGGGTGACGTCAGCCAGTGCTCGTTCGGTTTTGATATCAAGAGCGAGGAATTTGTTGAAAACCCGGACGGCAGCGTCCGGTGGATCATCAAGGACGTCGTTCTCTACGAGGTCAGCGTATGCACCTTCCCCGCTTATGCGGAGACGTCCGTAGAAGCCCGGAAGAACGACCTTGACACCATCCGCAGGCGCGAGGGCGAGCTGTGGAAAACGAAAATGAAAGAGAGGATCAACAAATGTCGAAGCTGAGAACCATCCTGCTGGCTAAGCAGATCCGCGACAAGGAGGCAGAGCTGGAAGCTCTGCGTGCGCGAGATGCGGAGTTTCAGACGCGCGAAGCCGATCTTGCCGAGGCCATTGAGTCCGCCGAGACCGACGAGGAGCGCAGCGCCGTGGAGGAATCCGTGACTGCACTCGAGACCGAGCAGAACGAGGCGAGCGAGCAGCGCGGCCGCCTGGAGGGCGAGCTCGCCGAGCTGCGCACCCAGCTCACCGAGGCCGAGGCCGCGCAGGCCGAGGCGATGAACAATAACAACCGTGAGGAGCGCAGCGCCGCTCCCGCAGGCGCGAGCCGCCAGAGAGGAGAGAACCGTATGAACAACATGGAACTGCGTGACGCCGAGGCCTTCCAGAAGTCCGGCCGCCACACCTACACCGACATCCGCAGCCTGCTGCGCGCCGCCGTGACGACCGGCTCCGACGGCGTGGTCGGCCCCACCGGCGTCGGCGGTATCAACGACGCCATCGGCGGCGTGTCCGCGCTGGTCGATATGCTCAAGGTCACCGACTGCACCGGCATGACCGGCTACAAGGTCGCGCTGATGACCGGCGACGCAGCGGACGCTGCCGCCATCACCGAGGGCAGCGCCCCCACCGAGAGCGAGCCGACCTTCGACTCCGTCACCCTCACGCCGACCAACTACGGCACGGTCGGCTACGTCTCCAAGGAGATCCGCAAGCAGAGTCCCCTCAACTACGAGGAGAAGGTCCGCGAGAGCGCTCGCCGCGCCCTGCGCCGCAAGCTGAATGCAGTCGCCGCCAACGCCATCCTCGCGAGCACCCTCAACACCGCGCACGCGCTGGAGGCAGACAAGAGCGCGACCAAGGGCAGCGTGCTCTTTGACGAGAAGCTGCTGAGCAACATCATCCTTGCCTACGGCGGCGATGAGGGTGTGGAAGGCTCCGCCTGCCTGTACCTCAACAAGGCCGACCTGCTCGCCTTCGCCGCCATCCGCGGCAAAAACGAGTATCTGCCGGTCTACTCCATCACTCCCGATGCGGCGAATCCTTCGACCGGCATCATCAAGGACAATAACGGCCTCTCCTGCCGCTACTGCCTGAGCAAGGATCTGACCGCGCTGTCCACCGCGACGCTCACCACCACCGCCACCAAGCACATGTTCTACGGCAATCCCCAGTGTGCCGAGCTGGCGCTGTGGGGCGGCTTCGAGGTCGAGGTCAACGAGGGCTACAAGTTCGCCGAGGGCCTGCTCACCGTCCGCGGTGAGGTCACGGCCGACGTGGATGTGACCGTAAAGAACGGCTTCGTGGTCGTGACCGCGAAGAAGGCCGCCGCCTGAGCATAACACACGCGCTTTCCGTGCCCGAATCGGGCACGGAAATGCGCGCGGAAAGGAGCAACGTATGACCCATGAATACGCCCTCGCGCTGCTGAAGGCTGATCTCGGCTTTTACACGGTCTCCGGCCCGGTATCGGACCTGCTGGAAAGCAAGCTCAAGGCTGCGGAGAAAGCTATTGCGAAAATGGGCATCACGATCGACATGGAAGACGGGGACGATCTTAACCTGCTCGTGATGCACGCCGCGTGGCTCTACCGCAAGCGCGCCGGCAGAGATCCCATGCCGCCGATGCTCCGTCAGGCGATCAATGACCACAAGGTGGACCACAAGGTGACGCCGAAGGCGGTGGACGCATGACCTACGACCACTTCCTGACTGTCTACGACCTCAAGGACGGCACACAGCGCGGCGGAAAGCTGACCGAGAACTCCGGACACCTCTACGCGGAGCTGGAGGTCTACCACAGGCGTTACTGGGAGAGCGTGCAGGCCGGCAGCCGCATCGACCGCATGGTGCGCGTGCCGTTCGGCGAGGCGCTCACGGCGACGCAGTATGCCATCCCGGAGGACGGACACGTCTACCGCATCGAGCAGGCGCAGCACGGGCTGGACGAGGACGGTCTCGCCGTGACGACGCTGAGCCTGCGGAGAATGGAGGGAAGCTATGACATACTCCGAGCTGAAGACGGCACTTGAGGCGGCCTGCGATGCCGTCTATGAGTGGGAGGCACCGGCGGGCGCGAAGCGCTTCGTCGTGCTCAGTCCCTACGGCACGGTCGGCGTGATCGCGGACAACGCCGTGCAGCTGGAGGTGCAGCGCGTGCAGATGGACATCTGCTGGCAGACCGACGGCGACACGCTGCTCGCGGACGTCAAGGCGGCGCTTACGGCAGGCGACACGCCGTACAGCGTGGAGGACGTCAGCTACGACCCGGACTACGCCGCCATGCGCGCGATCGTGCAGCTGGAGGTGTTGTGATGGCGACATTCTCCGTGGACGGCCTTGGCGATTTTATGCTTTCCATGCAGCAGGTTGCCGAGCTGCCCGGCGAGGTCATCGACGAGATCCTCGAGGCCGGCAGCGAGGTCGTGATCAAGGCGCAGAAGGATGAGCTGCTTACGCTCGGTTTGTATGACAACGAGAGCAGCGGCCCGCATCTGGTGGACAGCATCAAGCTCCATAAAAAACTCCACGCAGCGTCCGCCGGTGGCCCGAGCCGCTATGTCCTGATCTATCCCACCGGCAAGCACGGCCAATATAACCGCAGGCTCAGAACCAAGGCGTACAAGAACTCTAAGCACGGTCGGACCTACACCGTCGGCGGCGACCAGAAGGCCACCTCCAGCAGCGAGGTCGGTTTTATCCATGAATACGGCGCGCCGCGGCGCAACATTCCGGCAAAGCGCTGGATGCAGAACGCCAACGAGAAGAGCGCCGCGGCGACCACGGCGGCGCAGGCCGCTGTTTACAACAAATTTCTCGAATCCAAAAACCTGTAAAGGAGGGCACAACTATGCCTCAGTACGGAGCGAAAAATCTCCAGTGGGCGCCGTTCGCGGCGTCAAACCCCGAGCCGGAGGACGCGCTGCCCAACTACGGCACGCCGATGAAGCTCGGCGACCTCATGAGCGTCGCCGAAGCGCTCAACTTCTCCGAGGTCGAATCGCGCGCGGACGATGTGCGCAAGATCTACCTGCGCGAGTTTGTTGACGGCTCGCTTGCCGTCGGCGTGCTGGAGCTGCCCAACAAGACCGCCTCGGCCGTCACCGGCGCGCAGATCGACAGCACCGAGGGCGCGAAGGACATCCACTTTTCCAGCAACGACACCTCGCCCTACGGCTGCCTCGGCTTTTACACGACCAACATCAAGGCCGACGGCTCGAAGTATTACAAGGGCCTCTTCTACCCCAAGGTCAAGGCGAGCCTCGACGGGCGCACCTACAACACCAAGCAGAAGACCATCGTACTCGACAGCCCCAAGCTGACGTTCTCGGTGGACGCCTGCAACACCGGCGAGTACCGCATCGAAAGCGACGAGCTTACAACCGAGGCCGCCGCGAAGACGTGGGTCAACGGCAAGGTCAAAGCCGCGGCCGGCGGCTGAGAACACCGAGGAAGGCGCAGCGCCCCCGCTGCGCCTTTTTCAGAAATCGGAGGCAAACCATGAAACTACACGAAGTTGATCTCTGCGGGCAGCACCTGCATCTCTGCCTCAACGGGCAGGCGCTGTTCGATCTCTACGATAAATTTGGCACCAAGGGCTTTATCACCGACCCCATCAAGGGCAGCGGCAAGAAGAGCTTCGAGGCGGTGTGCTATTACCTATTTAAGCTCTCCGAGCAGGGCGAGCTGTACCGTCGCTGGCAGGGACAGACGCACGGCCCCGTCCTCACCGAGCAGTTTTTCCGCGTCAACCTCGCTCCTCATGATGTTGCCGCGGCGAAGGACGCCATCCGCACCGCCATCGTCCTCGGCTTTCAGCGCGAGGAGAAAGAGACGAGCGACCTTGACCTCGGCCTTGTGGAGCTTCAAAAAAAAACGGAATCTCCGTGACGCGTGCGCTCTGGCTCCAGCTTCTGACGCAGTTCCTGCGCCTGAGCGTCCGCGAGGGCCTGCTGCTTACGCCGGGGCAGGTCATGGACCTGCAAACGCTTGAGGAGCGGCGGCGCGAACTCAAACGAGAGGAGGGTGCGTGATGGCAGTACGCCAGATCACCACACGGCTCGCTATCGACGGCGAGCAGGAATACAAAAAGCAGCTGGCCGCGGTCAACCGCGAGCTCGGCAACCTTGGCGCGGAGATGAAGCTCGTCGACGCGCAGTTTAAGGGGCAGGCGAACAGCTCCGAGGCGCTGCGCGCCAAGCACGACCTGCTCAAGCAGTCTATTGAGCAGCAGGTCGGCAAGGTCGAATCGCTCAAAGAGGCGCTCGAGGAAGCAAAGCAGGCCTACACCGAAAATGACGCCCGCACCGACAGCTACCGCAGGCAGCTGCTCAGCGCGGAGACCGCGCTCGCCAAGCTCAACAGCGAGCTGAGCGAGAACGACAAACTGCTTAAAGAGGCTGAGGACAGCGCCGACGGCTGCGCGAAGAGCATCGACGGCTACGGCAAGGAGGTCAAGAAGGCCGCAGACGAGACGAACGGAGCCACGGACGGCCTGAGTGAGTTTAGCGACACCCTTGCCGGCCTTAAGGAATCGGTAGCGACCGGTGACATCGGCGGGATCGTCTCGTCGCTTGGCGCGATGAAGGGCCTGCTGGTCGGCGGGGCCATTGTCAGCGGACTGAAAGAGGTCGCGGAGAAGATATGGGATGTGGCGAAGGCAGGCGCGGCATATGCGGACGATATCCTCACCATGTCGACGGTCACCGGCCTTTCAACCGATGCGCTGCAGGAGTATCAATATATGGCCGACCTCGTGGACGTCTCAGTCGAGACAATTACCGGCTCGATTACCAAGCTCACACGCAACATGCTGCAAGCCAAGGACGGCACGGGCGAGCAGGCGGAGGCCTTCGCCGCGCTCGGCATTCAGATCACCAACGCCGACGGCTCGCTGCGCGATGCGCAGGAGGTATGGGACGAGGTCATTACAGCTCTCGGTCAGATGAGCAACGAGACAGAGCGTGACGCCTACGCGATGGTGCTGATGGGCAAGAGTGCACAGGATCTCAACCCGCTCATTGAGGCGGGTGCCGATAAGATCAACGCACTGCGGCAGGAGGCCCATGAGGCCGGTGCAGTGCTCGACGAGGACATGCTTGCGACCCTCGGCGAGATGCAGGACGCCTTTGACCGTCTATCACAGCAGACCAACGCCTTCGAACGCATCCTTGCGGGAACGCTTGCGCCGACCATCACGGATATTGTCAATGCGATTGTCGGTGCCGTCCAGCAGATGGGCAACTTTATCCAGCGCGTACAGGAGGCCAAGCAGGCGATCGATGAGCTTGCCGAGCGAAATGCAGCCGTTGGCGTTGCAAAAGAAAGCCTTGGCTGGATTCGAGATATTTCCTTAGAAGGAATGGTCTCCCAAATCCCATTTGTTAACATCCCCTACAACATCTACAAGGGCGCTAAGTGGCTTTCTGGCTCCCACGCCGCGGGGCTCGACCGTGTTCCCTACGACGGCTATCTCGCCGAGCTCCACGCGGACGAGGCGGTGCTCAACGCGCAGGAGGCCGCGCTGTGGCGCTCTGTGGGGCGCTCAGGCGCGCGCACTCTCCCGCCGGCGTATATCCCTGCCGCGCTCCCCGCGACCGTACAGAGCGCCACACGGCGCGAGAACGTGACCATTGACGTCACGCTCGAGCTGGACGGCCAGACGCTCGCGCGCAAGCAATACCCGCTCATGCAGGCCGAGGGCCGCAGGCGCGGCACCCCGCTGGCCGGAAAGGAGGGCACCTGATGGCAAAATATCCGGCTATCGTGGACGGGCAGGACTTCACCGACCTGTTCCACAAGTACGGCTATGAGGTCACCTACGAGTTCCGCGAGGGCGAGAACGGCGGCCTCATGTGCTCCGGCGAGGAGCAGCGCGATCTGCTCGCCATCAAGCCGACGATCGTCGGCACCACCAACGACGCGCCGACCGAGCGCATCACCGCGCTGCTGACGGCGTGCCTCAAAAACGAAGTCCTCTTCCGCTACTTCGACCCGCGGACCGGCGCGGAGAAAACCATCACCGCGCACCCCACGGTCGACACCGTGTCCGTCCTGCTCGACGACGGCGGCACGCATTGGTGGAGGGGCTTCCGCGTTACCATGAGGGCCAAGTGATGAGTCTGAACACCGTAAAATACAAAGGCGAGCTCCTCGCCGAGGACGAGCGCATCAGCACCGACACCCCCGGCGTGCTGGGCGAGTATAAGGAGCTGCGCGCGGACGCGCTCGAGGCGGACACGCTCGACATCACCGTTTTGTCCGAATCGGGCACGATCCGGAATTTCAAAAAAAACGACAAGGTCGAGTATTTCCGCTCCGGCAGCCGCGTGGGCGTCTACTACCTGCAGAGCGTCACGCGCGTGGGGCCGAAGCTCTACACGCTCTCCGCGCTCTCCGCAGTCGGCCTGCTGATCGTCCGGCCGCACCGCGGCGGCATCTACACCGGGCAGACGGTCGCCGAGGTCGTCGCGGAGATCTGCGGCGACATCCCCGTGCTCATCGAGACCGTCTACCGCGGCATCAAGCTCTACGGCTGGCTGCCCATCGCCTCGGCGCGCGACAGCCTCGTGCAGGTGCTTTTTGCCATCGGCGCGTGGCTGCACACGGACGAGAACGGCACGCTGCGCGTGCAGAAGCTCTGGGATGGCACGGCGAGCATCATCGGCCCCGGGAGCGTCCACGCTGCGAACATCCAGGTCAAGTACCTCGACCCCGTCAGTGCGGTCGCCGTCACCGAGCACCAGTACATTGCCGGCACGGAGGACGTCACGCTCTTCGAGGGCACGGCCCAGCAGGGCGACGTGATCGAGTTTGACGAGCCGGCGCACTCCCTCACGGCCAAGAGCTTCACGATCCTCGAAAGCGGCGCGAACTACGCCATCCTCTCCGCAGGCACCGGCAAGCTCACCGGCAAAAGCTACGTCCACAACCGGCGCGTCGTCACGCGCACCGTGACCGAGGGCGCGGCGGAGAACGTCGAGGAGATCGCCGACGCGACGCTCGTCTCGCTCGTCAACTCCTCCGCGGTCGCGCAGCGCATGGCAGCCTATTACGCCTGCCGCGAGCAGCTCACCGTGGACGTCAACCCAGCAGCCGAGCACGCCGGGCACGTCGTTTCGCTCTGGAACGAGTGGGACAAACAGCAGACGCTCGCCTGCATCGCCTCGCGCGAGACGAAGATCTCCGGGCTGCTCAAGTCCCGCACCTCGGCGCTCGTCGGCTTTCTGCCCCCGCAGCCGGAATCGTCGGAGTATTTTGACGAGCGCGTCATCCTCACAGGCTCGGGCGTGTGGACGGTCCCGGAGGGCGTCACGAGCTACACCCGCGTCCTTATCGGCGGCGGGCAGGGCGGCGCAAGCGGATTAAAAGGCGGCGATCCGCCTGCACAGGTCGAAACATCAGAATCAAGCTCTGTCACGGATAGTTCCGACCGCTATGTCGGAATGCTTTGGACGGAAGGCGGCGCAGGCGGCGAAGCCGGTCTTGGCGGCATGGGCGGGAAAATACTTATTGAAACAGTCCAGAATGCCGTGCCCGGAACTAAAGTACCATATTCGTGCGGTGTTGGCGGCGCAGGAGGCATTTATTCTGCCGACGGCAGCGTAAATGGCTCTGAGGGGACCGCGACCACGATGGGCGGCTCGTCCAGCAACAGCGGCTCACACAGCGAAAACGGATACACTGACCCGACGACCGGAGAAAGTTTTTCCCTCAAAGGCGACACCGGTATTGCAGGCTCAAAAGGCCACGGAAAAGTTAAAGAAGGCAATAGCTACGTTGACAAACCAAGCCCAACGATCACTTACAATGGCGTTACCTATACGCAAGGCGCAGACGGCGGAGCATCCGAGGCATCTAACGGCGGGTACAAACACGAACCGTATCATTCAATGGGTTGGTCTTATGATCAAGCGCTTGGCGGAGGCCCCGCAGCCGGAAACAATGGTTCGGCAGGCGGGAATGGATTTGGCTATATTTATTCGAATGGCGCACGAATCACGACGGGTCGCGGCGGAAAAGGCGGAGACGCGGTTGCGCCAGCCAAAGAAACTGCTGGACGCGGAAAAGGCGGGAAAGGCGGAAATGGTGGCGGAGGCGGTGGAAGCGCTGGGCGCGGTTCATCGTGGCAACGGTGGCCCAATAAAGGCTATACCGTAAGTCAAGCCAACCTCAGTGCATCTTCCGGCGGCAGCAACGGCGGCGGCAAGGGCTCGGACGGCGGGCAAGGCGACGACGGCTGCATCATTATCTACTACCGCAAAAAGAAAGAGCTGCAGTCCGGCCCGCTCGTGACCAGCAACAACTACGGCCTGCTCGATTCTCTCGGGCGGAGAATGATCGTTTAAGGAGGTTTTTATGCCGAACGATTATTACACCATGCTCTACACCGGCGAGAAGACCGACGAGCTATTGAAGCGCGTGGACGAGGGCGAGATCATCATCCCCTCCTCGACGGCGGGCAGCACGAAAAAATTCAAGCTGACGGTGGACGACACCGGAGCCGTCAGCGCAACGGAGGTGACGACGTAATGGTACAGGGCGACGCTTACTCCATCGACGTGGAGATCACCAACGAGGGCCAGGCACTCAGCCCCTCCGCCGTCTCTCTGGTCGAGATCGCGCTGCTGAACCTCGTCAAGACCTATCCGGGCGATGTCACGTTTTCCGACGGCAAATTTCACTTTCCCCTCACGCAGACGGAGACCTTCGGTCTTCCGACCGTCTGCCCCATGCAGGTGCGCGTGAAGTTCCCGAGCGGCGACGTGATCGGCTCGGAAATGCAGCAGATCGATGTTAAACGCGCGCTCAGCAGGGCGGTGATCTGATGGCTGCGATCACGTTTGACGTCGGCAGGAAAAAGGCAGCCTTTTCCCTCGGGACGCCGGCGGCCATCGGCATCGGCTTCCATGTTTCGGTCCGTGAGGTCGGCGGCGAGCCGTATGACGGCCCATATACCGTGACGCCCGACTTTGAGACGCAGGAGCTTGCCACAAAGGACAGGCTTCTGAAAGACAATGTGACTGTTGATCCCATTGTAGTCGCCCGCGTGGAAAACCCCGCGGGCGGAAAAACAATTTTTATCGGAGGTATTTTCAATGGCTGAAAATCAGTACAACAGCAAAATCGTACTCTCGAGCGGCGAAGTCCTCATGGACCTCACCCAGGACACCGTGGTCGCGGACAAGCTCCTCAAGGGCTTTACCGCGCACGGCAAGGACGGCGCGCCCATCACCGGCTCCTGCGAATTTGACGCGGACACCGGCGACGCCACCGCGGGCGCGGCGGAAATTCTGACCGGCAAGACGGCCTATGTCACCGGCAGCAAGGTCACCGGTACCATGCCGAACAACGGGGCCAAGACGCTCAACATCACGGAAAAGGGTAAGCCGGTCACCATCCCCCAGGGCTACCACGACGGCAGCGGCAAGGCGCAGATCGACGCAGCCGAAGAGGCGAAGCTGATCCCCGCCAACATTCGCGAGGGCATCACCGTCCTCGGCGTGCTCGGCACGATGTCCGGCAGCGAGGGCATGAAGCCGCAGGCCAAGAACGTCACACCCACGTTCGCCTCGCAGGAGGTTCTGCCCGACGCGGAGTACAACTGCCTCAGCTCCGTCACGGTGGCGGCGATCCCGATTGCCTACACCGACAATGCGCAGGGAGGCAAGACGGTCACCATCGGCTGAGGAGGTGCGGCATGGCCAACAACAAAGTCCAGCTCAGCGACGGAACAGTCCTGCTTGACCTGACCGGGGACACCGTAACGCCGGAGACGCTCATGGCCGGCGTCATTGCCCACAACGCAGCGGGCGAGCGGATCGTCGGCATCTGTGTGGCAAAGGAATTTAACGTGGACGGGTCCGTGGTCAAGCTCGTTGATGTCCCCTCCCGCACGATGCAACAGGAGGGCTCGACGCTCAAGCTCTCGCCGGCTGCGATCAACGAGCACACGCTCACCATCTAAGGAGGAGCACATGGCAAATACGAATTACATTGACAGCTTTGAAGTAAACGGCGTCGAGATCCCTGTGCGCGACCCTGGCATTTCGCAGTGGGCGCGTGAGCCAAGCGCCCCCGAATATACGGCCGAGAATGTCGGCGCGTTCCCTGCCGTCCCCGGCGGCAGCGCCGGTCAGGTACTGACTAAGACCGCCAATGGACAGGAATGGAAAACGCCGAGCGGGGCAGCATCGTATTACAAGACCTTCACCGCCGCCCAGTGGACACAGACCGATGCGGAGGCGACCATGAGCATACCGCGAAGCGAGCATGGGCTGCTGGGCAATGACGTTTTCGCGCAAGCATCTATCTTGTCAAGCGGCGCCTATCGGAAAGGCACATGGGCAAGCCTTGAGACCTATGCCATGATCGCCGCTGACGGGACCATTACACTGCACACATCGTCCGCCTTCGACGGCGCTGTGCTGCTGATCGGATAAGGAGGAGTATATGAGCGGATTTTACGGAGTGAATTACAGGATCAACGGCCACCGCGTCGGCTTTGTTCAGGCATTGAATGGAGTATACCGTGTGATCTTCGAGCGCTGCTACGAGGAAAACACGCTGGAGGCGGTCGAGGCCATCGACTGGCAGAATGTCACGGTTGAGCAGGTCCGCACGGACTATCCGGCTTGCCCACTGCCAGAGGGCTACACCTTTTCCGTGCAGGAAATCGAGTACACAAAGCAGGGCTACTTTACCGTCATTCTCAAAACGGACAAGCAGCATTGGGGCGATGTTACGCCGTATCAGGCGCAGATCGAGAGCCTGAACGCTGCCGTCGCCCAGAAGGATACGCAGCTCACCGAGAGCGAAGAAAACCTTGCCGCTGCCAACGCGCAGCTGGCGGAACTGGAGGCCACCTATGATGCAAACTGAAAAGCTCAACGCCATTAAGGGCGCGATCACGGACGGAAAGCTCGTGCGGGCCGCCGGCGGCATCACGCAGCGCACGGAGCAGAGCGACAAGCTCGGCTTTGACTGGAGGATCTTCACCGTCAACGACGTGGACGTCCGAAAGGATTACGTCGAGCAGGAGACTCCGGTCGGCGCGAGCGCTGACAATCCCATCGAATACACGGAGGGCGTGCCGCTCATCAACAACGCCTTCTACCGCGTGGACGGTGTGATCAAGGTCTACATGGACGGCTGGGTAGACTGGGAGGGCTGACGTGACCGCCTATGAGGCTGCCGTCCAGGAGAAAGACCAGCTTTATGCGCGCATTCAGCTCGTCCGGGAGGAGATCAAGCAGGAGCAGGACCCCGGCAGACGCGGAGAGCAGAAGCACCGTCTTCGCATCCTGTTCGAGATGTACCACGAGAGCCTTGAGCGGCTGGAAGCTCTTCGCCCACCGCAGGAAAAGCAGCACAAGGCGGTCAAGCGGACGGTCATACACACCGGTGCTGCCGGAGCAGATGTCAACAGCTTTGACTTCTTCGAGCGCTGCGACTTGACCTTTGCAGACCTCGAAGGAAATCAAGTCCGTTGGGATGACCTCGGCTCGGACAATGGCGAGAGCCGCGCACGGCTCATGAGGGCGCTCCGGCGCGGCCGCGCGGCGGTCTCAGACCGCCAGCGCGAAATGCTCGATCTCCTCCTGCAGGGCAAGACCGCGACGGAGATCGCCGAGCAGCTCGACGTGAACAAGGCCACGGTCTCCCGCACGCTGCTCCGTGCGAAGAAGGTCCTTAACGATAAGGCGGAGGATCTGCGCCAGGAGGATCTGCGCGAGCATCCGAACCGTCTTGACCTGGCCGAACCGGAAACGGCGCGCTATGTACTCTCCCGCCTGACGGAGACGCAGGCCGTGTATCTCTACCTCTACTATGGCGAGTGGCTGGATATGCGCTCGATCGGCGCACTGCTGGGCGTGGACCATTCGACCGTCTGCCGCACGATCCATCGCGCGGCCGGCCGCATCCGTGCCCTCTGCACCGACGGCAGCGGCGTGGAGCTGCTGGGCGTGGACGCGCTCGAGCCGGCGCTATACGCGCTCTACCGGCAGCACGCGGCGGATGATCTGATCCCGGAGCGGGCCAAGGCTGCAGCGCGCAGGGCAACCGCCTCCGGAGCCCAAAAGCGGCAGGAGCGGACGCCGGATCGTGTAGTGATAACTGCACCGATATGGGGGCAGCACAGGCACCGTGCGGCGGCGCAGAGCCGGCTTCTGCGCGCGTTGGAAGACGCGGCGGCTCAGCGTACCGGCTCGCTCCTCGCGCGTCTACGCGCGCTTCTGCGGGCCTTCCGCGTGAAAATAACAAGAGCCGCCTGACCATCAAGCGAGGCCGTGCATTGCAGTTAAGTCACGGGCATTCCGAGAGATCAAGAACACAGGAAGCAGCTCCCGCCGAACAGCCCACAAGCGTCCAGCGGACACCCGTATTCAATCCTCGGCTGCCCATTCCAAGTTCCCGAGATTTCGTTTCTGCCGGTTGATTTTTTCGACAAGGGAATCACTCGAATCACATTGCTTTTCACCTTTTCCGCCGCCGGAACGGACGGGGCCGATGCCCGGCGAGATTGTAACAGGCAGGAGGTGGTGATCGTCCCCCAGACAGACGGAATGCCTGTGACTTAGCTGCAATGCAGACGCAAAAGGCCGCAACAAAGGACGGCAGGAGTTATTGAATCGAAAGCGAGGATGCAAGTGAAAGAAGACTTTAAGACCATTATCCTCAAAATCAAGGGCGATTGGACGGAAGTCGTGGACGACTGCCGCGCTACCGTTTCCAAGCCTCCGCTCGGGCATGAGCCGAGCGGTGATTTCAGACGGGATATCCTCATCGCCGAGCACAGCCCGATCCGCGGCATTCGCGTTAAGTGGAGCTGGCACTGCATTAAAAGCTGGATCGCCACGCACTGGAGCCGCCACAAGTGGGAATGCTTCATCAGCTCTCAGCGTTCAGACCGCACGGGCATTCCGCGCGACAAGCTCCCGCAGGACGTGCCGGTAGACTTTACCGGGGAAGCAAACGCACAGGCCTTGATCGATACTATGCGTAAGCGCCTCTGCCGACGGGCGTCACCGGAGACACGCGCCTATGCGGAGGACTTCAAGCGGGCACTGCGTGAGGTAGAGCCGGAGCTCTCTGACGTACTCGTCCCGAATTGCGTATATCGCTGCGGCTGTCCTGAAATGGACTGTTGCGGGGAGTGGCAGAGAATGTGCAGAGAAACGAATCAGAGCATTGATACCGGCAGCATCAAATATCGCTATCGGTGCTACAACGATCTGTTTTACGGCACCGAATAAAACAAAAAGGAGATTAAAACAATGGCTACTTACAAGAGAATCGCATCCGACGGCAAGCCCATCGAAGTCACCGATACCCCCGCGGGCCTGAGCGAGAGCGCGGGCGTCAAGAACAGCATCAAGCAGCCGGTCATGCGCCGCGACCTTGAGCGCGCCGGCACGGAGATCTACGTCCTGCCGCAGTACAAGCTTACCTACGATGAGAACGGCTACTGCGTCAAGAAGGAGAAGTGCCGCATCCCGGACGATATTGCAGCGAAGCTCGCGGAGCTGAACAAGTGAGTAGGGCTGGAGGCAACTCCGGCCAATCCTGAACGAAAGAGAGAGTACGCCAATGGGTAACTTAGCATCCGCGGCATCCATCTGCTCGGAGATCACGGTCATCCTCGCGGCGCTGGCCATGCTCATCAAGCCCATCCGCAACAAGCTGCTTGGGCTGGACAAGCTGACCGACGCGCTCAAATGCCAGCTCCGGCACGACATGCTGCACACCTACTACCGCCACAGGGAGGACCACACCATCCGGCAGTACGAGCTGGAGGATTTTCTCTATCTCTACCGCGGGTACAAGGCCCTCGGTGGAAACAGTTTTATCGACCGCATCAAGTCGGAGATCGACGAGTGGGAGGTGGTAAGTTGATGGATTGGGCCGAAACCATCCTCGCGGGCGTGTGCGTGGTTTGCATGACGCTTCTGGGCATCGACCTCTATAAGTCCGCGCGGGAAAAACTCAAGACCATGCGCAAGCGCGACAAGTACGTCTGGGCGGCCATCTTTAACCTGACGTGGTACTGCATCGTGAGTCTCGTACTCACCGCCAACGACAAGACCGTGCCGGACAGCCTGACCGTCGCGTGGTTCGCCGCGTGGACGGCAGAGCTGGCGCTGCTCGCCAACATCAAGATCAAAGGAAAGGACGATTGAAATGAAACTGCAGTTCAACGACAAGGTCTATGACATTTTGAAGTGGCTGTGCCTTATCGCGCTGCCCGCGCTCTCTGTGCTCTACAGCGCGCTGGCGGGCGTTTGGGGCTGGCCCTACGCGCAGGAGGTCGCGACCACCATCAACGCCGTGGTGGCCTTCGTGGGCGCGCTCATCGGCATCAGCACCGCGAGCTACAACAAAGCCAATGGCGCAGGCAAGTGACGTCCTCGCCGTGGCGGTCCGTGAGATCGGCACGGTCGAGCAGAGCGGCAACCGGCAGAAGTACGGCAAGGCCTACGGCATGGACGGCGTGTACTGGTGTATGCAGTTCGTATGGTGGTGCTTCCAGCAGGTGGACAAGACGCTCTTTATGGACGGCGGCAAGACAGCCTCCTGCGGCGAGCTGATGCGCTGGGCGCAGGCACACGGGCAGTGGGTCACCAAGGGCTACCGGCCCGGCGACGTGCTGATCTACGACTTCCCCGGTACGGCGTACAAGACCGACCATTGCGGCATCTGCGAGAGCGGCAGCGGGCAGTATGTCACCGCCATCGAGGGCAATACCTCCAACGGCAACGCCGGCAGCCAGAGCAACGGCGACGGCGTGTATCGCCGCAAGCGCAAGCTGTCGCTGGTGCTCGGCGCGTACCGCCCGAAGTACACGGACTACCGCGCACAGCTCCAGAAGCGTGCCGGATTGGAGGCCAAGACGATGGACTACCTCGCGGCCTACAAGTACGGCAGCGACCTGATCCGTAAACTGGCAACGATGAAATAATTTGCCCGATTCGGGCAGAAAGGAAGAGAGCACCAACGCTTAGTCGGTGCTCTCTGTTTCTTCCTCAGGGTCAAACTGGATGACGCTCCATCCGCGCCATTTGACAGATTCTTGATCTCCCATTCGCGGCTGCCGTTTGATATCCGATACCATTCCGCGCGAATATTGGTCTCGTAGGGACCGGTCAATGGCGATATCTGTAACGCCGCGACGCGAGCGGCCGGAGCCTGCTGAGCTTCTGTGTTCATCACTGTGTTCACAAATCCCGCTATGACTGGCAGAAACGGGCAGAAACGAGCAAGATGAAAGTTGAGAAAAAGCTTGATATTGCTGGAAAATCCAGCAATATCAAGCTTTCCCTTTCTACAACGAACGAGAGGAGGAAACTCTATTTCGCCCCTTTCATATCAAGCATTCTGCGCATTTTGTGTTTGCAACTGTGTTCACAGGCTTGGTCAAAAGCTCTTTTTCATCTTCTCCGCTGCAGCGGCGATCGCGTCACCGTAGACGTGCGTATAGATGTCCATTGTCGTGGACA